CGAACAAACTTAAAAAAGTTGGGCTGCTTATTTGAATCGTTTATTGGTGCTATGTTCTTAGATTATAATAAAATTAAGGTGGAAGATGCTGATAAATGGTTTGAAACCATATTTGTAACCGGTCCTGGATTTCAAATTGTACAAAAATTTGTTGAAACCGTATTTGAAAAACATGTTGACTGGATTAATTTAATTAGAAATGATGATAATTATAAAAATATTTTGCAAGTAAAAATACAAAAAGAATTCAAGGTAACCCCCGATTATATGGAAATTGAAGAGCATGACTCGGATGTTGGATACAGAACTGGTGTATATTTATGTTTGGGACAACCTATTCACTGCGTAAAACCGGAACAAGCAATTCCTATTAAAAATTTCAAAACATATAATGATATTCATCAATACATGTCTCAACATAATAAAATATTTGTATTTTTAGGAGAAGGAACACATAAAATTAAGAAAAAGGCAGAACAAACATCTTGCGAAGAAGCATTACAAGCATTAAATAATTTCTAATTATATAAAAATGGATGATTATTTTAAACGTATCCTACTTTTTTTAATTGGATGTATTGGCTTTCGTTTTGCTCTTGTTTTTATTGCGAAAAATATTAATATTGATTACTTACCTTTAATGGGTTATCTAGCTTTACTACCCGCTATTGGATTTACTTATATATTTATGAATGACCTTAGAAAAACAGGATTAGAAGTATTTGGAGATAGGATTTGGTGGAACTTTTTACGACCGATTCATGCTATATTATATTTCTTATTTGCTTATAATGCGATTAATTCAAACCGAAAATCATGGGTATATCTTTTTATGGATGTTTTGATTGGATTAAATAGTTTTTTAATTTATCATATTGCACTTAAAAATTAATAATATATAATCTTTTTATTTTATATATGATTGTTTTTGATAGTCAAATTAAATTCACCCCTGTTCCTATAAATACTAGTCTTTAGAGGAGATAGTAATAATTATAACAATTTAGAACAAGATATTTTAGAAGGTAAATTTAAATATTTTTTAAATCATCCGGATGATGCGGTTGATGAACAATACGGTGTTATGCATGAATTTATTACTACCAAAAATTTTTTATTAATTCGTTTAGATGATAAAGATACCCAAAAATATTTATATGAACTTGCTGATGAAAATATTCAAACTATTTTTAAAAGAAATTTTGGTTATGATAGCAATTTACGAGACACGGATAGAGAACCTGATGCAAATATGGCCAATTTTCTATGTGATTTAGGTTATGATGGATATTTAACTGATACAATGAAAACCGAGGGCGATGGTTCCTTTCATCGGGAAATAGTGCTTTGTAATCCTATTGAAAAGGTTGAATACGTCAAACAAATTACTGATGATGCGCGTGCTGAAACATTAAAACAAGAATGGAAATTAAAACAAATAGAACTTCAAGATAAAGAAAATCGTAAGAAAAAACCACAAAGAAATCGATTTCAAGACGATGAAGAAAATGAAGAAATCAGTGTTCCTAAGCCAGGTATTTTTAGCAATTTATTTGGTAATGATGATGGGTATGAAACATCTGGTGGAAAAAAACATAATAAAAGTAAAAAGAATAAGAAAAAACGTTCAAAAAAATGGGTTCGTTATAATAATCGTAATACAAAACGTAAATATGGAAAAAAAATATTAGAAAATTGATTAATTTATATTCATTTATTATAAATATAAACAAAAATGGAAGAATGGTCTTTTAATAAAAATAGAATGCTTTCACTTATAGAAACAAACGCAAACCCAAAAATGACGTATTATGTTTGTTGCTGTTTTAAACGAAAAAAGTATAAGAATGAAGTTTTAGATACGGACAATACTCTTACTGATGATTTAATGTATGTTGAAAATCCGTTGAATTATGATAATAATGATTCACAAGCTTCAACTATTACTTCATAATTTGAAAACATTTTATAAAAAATTGAATTTATAATTATATTTTTAATTATAAATAATAAATATTCATTATGGATTATATACCAAAAACTCAACTTATCAAAAAATACGTTCAGGACCTTATACGTCTAATACCCAAAGAATCATTGGGTCCAAATCAAGATGTAATGAGTGTTGTTGACGGTGACCCGTTTATAGACCCAAATATATCAATTGACGAATATTGGGTAAAATTAGGTCGTGAATGCTGCAATTTACAAAGATGGTCTATGTACATTCATATGATATTGTCATATTGTTTTGGTGAAAGTTCAAAATATGTTACATATATTAATAAATATTCCAAAATATTGAAATCAATAAAAGATATAATGGATACCATAGTATGTAGTTATTATAGTTCATCTCAATATAGCGTTGAATATAATGGGGAAAAAATAGATATAATCAAGTTATTTTATGGTAATGATACAATTACGGAATATCCTGTAAAATATTCCGGTGAATATACAAATCAATTAAAAAAATACAAACATACGCTTACATTACAAGACAAACAATACATTTTAACATTTATAGATCGGTCAAAAGCATTAATTGAATTTTTAGAAAATAAATTTGATTTATATAATAATGATAGAGAGAAAAAAACAAAAGAAAAACATTTACTATTTGGTATTATCAACAAATTCAAGAAACTATTAGAAAGAGAAAATATTATTAATGAGATTGTGGTACAAGAACGACCATAAGATTTGGTTTACTATTCAATATATCAAGGCGTTATCAATTTAACACCTTTTTTATCTTTTTCTCGTTTACCACCAATATATTTGAATTTTGGAATACATTGTTTGTATCACAATCGGGCTTATCTAATGTCCAATCTATATCGGATTCACATTTTTTTTAATGCAACCTTTTTAGATTTTCGTGTTTTGTTCCTACCCTTTTTCTTTGAACGTTTTTTTCTTTGCGTTTTTCCTCCAAAATATTCTTTTAGTATTTTGTGTGTTAAATCTCCAGGCATTTTTTTCTTGTCCATAACACGACCCAATTGTAATCGTTTATCTTGTTTTCCCAAATGAATTGGAATTTGTTGTTCAATTGCATAATTTTTTAATATTTTTGCTATTTCTGGATTTGTAGCATCTTCTATCACATTTTCATTATCTTTACCAAAAACAGTATAATTAAAATCTAGTTTACCCTTTCCTTGCTCAAGCATAAGTTTAATCATGGGTATGTCTTCATTTAGCACCGCATATCCAATAGCAGTTACACCACTTTCGGTTGTAGCATTTATATCAACACCTAGACTGAGAAGGTACTTTACTGCAGGTACGTTCCCCCATTCGGCTGCTTCTATTAATGGGGTCTTACTATTAAATCTTTCTTCTACACTTGCACCAAAAGTAAATAAATGTTTTAATATTGTAGATGGTTCAATATGTCTTGCTGCATATATAATAGCGGGAATTTCTTCAGGTTCAGGTAAATATTTATGTTCATCTAGAACAGTTATATTTGGATTTGCCCCTTCTTCTAAATATTTTTTCACCTGCATTGGCGATTCTTCTTCAACCGCAAGTGCAAGATATTCGTGAATAGTATTTGGGTCTTCTTCTTCTTCCTCAATATCATTTTGTTCGACGACACAACGGCCAGGTTTTGAACATCCGACTCCCTTACCCTTTTGTTTTTTTGAACGAGTTTTTATGTTTTTTTTTGTTAAACCCATTATATATTATAAAAACATTTTTATAACTATGAATGTAAATTATTATTTATACAATTGTAATTTAAATCATGATATTGAAAATAATATAGGAGAAATCAAAATACCTAAATTTACCATGGAACATATCATTGCGATTGATGAAAATTACAAAAAATATTTTGAACAACTTGGTCAATTCGATTATCAATACCAAACTAGCTCACTTGACCAACAAGTTGTACAAATGTTGAATGAACTTGAAATAAATGAATTGTATATGGAACATGTGAATAACATAAACATATTAGTAATCCGTATGAATGAATATAATACAATACATCATACTCTTATATCGAAACGTAAATTAACAGTAGAAGAAAAAATGCAAGAATATATGTTTATACGGTCAAAACAAATTCAAAAGTATTTTGGAGATATATTGCCTATTATACAAAAAGATAAAGATAATTTGATTCAAATTATGAATATCAGTGAAATAAAATATTCAAATACTTTATGAAAATTAAATATAAGAATTTACAGTTACTTGTTAAATTTAGTCGAATACAGAAAAATATAGCTAAATATAAGTTACAACCTAAATCTATTGTACCATATACACCGATTATAAGCAGTATTGTTTTGTATACACATTTGAATAATGAAAATAGGACTATTTCAATATGAATAAGTTACAATAAATAAATCAAGAAAATTAAAAACACCTATTATTCAGGTTGTTGATTATTTTGATTGTTCACATTTTAAGTAATTCTTTGTTTTCACCCAAGTCTTCAAATTTGCCCCCTTTCGATAAAAATAATAAAAAATGGTTTTTTTATTATTTGGTTATTGGGTTTTACAAAAATATGTCGTATTCATTATTATCGCATATATAGCAATGATGAATACTACCTTGATTATTTTTAATATAATCGATTTCTCGCAGCAGATTATCTAACCACGCGTTCTTATCATATAACACATCTTCCTGCAAAATACGAATAGTATGGTATCCATTATCATTCGCACATTTTTCTTTATAGACATCTCTTTCATGCCGTTCTTCAAAAGTTAATTTTCGGTCAAAAAGTTTTTGAGGTTTTATATGTTGGATTCCATCTAATTCAATTATGATATGGATTTTAAGATCTCCCTCTTCAATACAAATATAGAAGTCATAAGGAAAATAATGATGCTTTCCATTATATTTTTTAGAATTTCTGCACCAATCTACCTTTAGTTCCATTTTTAAATCAGGATATATTTGTTTGAGTATTTCATTTAATTTTTTTTTTGTTTTCAAACAACAATTAGGACATCCTTTTCCACCTAAGTAATTATTAGGTGATATGAGAAATTGTTCATTACATTTTTTGCATTTAACCATACTTTTAGTGATAGCCTTATTATAAACATATTTTGAAAAATCTAATTGTTCATCATTATTTGCTACTGTCCAAAATCTTTCAGATGCGAGTTGTTTCATTAAAGTCGATCTTTTGATAATACCACAATCAGTACATCCTGAACCAGATAAATGACTAGAAGGTGTTTGGTGAAACGATTTATTGCAAATGTTACAAAATATTTCAACATTTGTATCATAATTGATGTAAATAACCAAGTGATAACCATAGTGTTCATATCCATGTTTTTCTATAGACCGTCTAATAAATTCATCCTTTCCCATTTTTTGTCCATCGGCACATCTTTCTTCGCCACATTTATTGCATCCTTGCTTTCCGTTTATATGTTTAATAGGTTTTTGTCTAAAAACACCATGTTTTGGACATGTAATTGTTACATATGTAGTCATATCTATAAATACAACCTTATCATATGTATATTTATTATTATGTATTTTTGGTGCTTCTTCGAAAAATTTTTTTTTACTTTTTTCTATTTTTGTTTTTTTTCTTTTTTCAGTTACGCAAGTTCCACACCCATAAGAATTATTTAATAATTCTCTTGCTTCTTTTTTTTCAACCCATTTTCCATGAATTTTACAAAAGTATCTGATAGGTTTTATAACACCTGTAAAAAGTGCGTTTGAAAAATCAAAGTTTTCGTAATTATCACCCAATACTTCTTTTACTTCTTTCCAATAATTTTCAGTAGTCTTTACCATTATACTTATTGTATACTATAATTACCTATAGGTCTTTACGTCATTTTAATTTTCAATTTTTTAATCTATCTTTTATCCAAGTTTTCAAATTTGCCCCCTTTCGATAAAAATAATAAAAAATGTTTTTTTTATTATTTGGTTATTCAACTTGATTTTCATATACTTTTCGAGTATTTACTGAATTACAATAAATTCCGTCACTTCGTTATATTCATACCAAAATAGAATTATCTGTGTTTGCGATTTCCTTTTGTAGGAATCTGTTGGCTTTTTGTTCCCGTGCGTCAGGGTTTTATGTACTTCTTCGCACCATATTCCACCTGTTGACGATAACGTCTTGATTTTTCATTTTTGTTATGATTATTGTTATATGACGTCTCTTCGTACGGCGTTAAAAAGTCAGAAATATCTAATTCAGATACATTTATAGAAGAATTCTCCATATTATTATAATTTACAGAAAAATATCTATATCCTTTTCGTATTCTAATTAGTTATATGTAAAATTCAGTCTCGTCTATGTAGTTATAAACAAACACGATAAAGTCTTTACACACTTCAAGGTAACCACAAAAATCTCTATTATTATTCATGATTTATTTATAAATATATAATTACACCGACTAAAAAGAAAAATGAGACAAAATCCCATTAAAAATTAAAGTGATGTAAAATCAATAGTAGGAGTTTCACCTACGATGGTCTAACTTTTTCCACTTCTTCTTTGGTATTGGAAGTGGTGAAAGACGAAATTTGAAAACACGCAGGACGTTCTTGCTTCTCTATCCAACACTTTGTTAAGTTCATTATGTTGATTGCTGAATTAGCGTCTCTTGTTCTAAATACGGTTTGTTTGACTTGGGGTCTCACGCATCCATAACATACTAAAAGACGAAACTGCTTGTTTCCATCGCTATGTCTGTAATAGGACAAATCATTATTACATTCACAGCATTTTTTACTTGTATTACATTCGTTTATGGTAATTGTATCATATTTCTTGTGGATTTGCTTTCTTAATCCTTTATTGAGCGTAGGCATAAAGTGTTTCATTTGAGTGCTTCTACTCCAATTACCATAACCAATTAGGATATTGTCTCCAAAGGTTTCCTTGATTTTATTAAGGAATGTATCTATGGATTTCTTACCATAACTATATTGCCTAAACTTCATTTTCCTCCAAACATCTCGTTGGTAGAAATCTAATGTTTCTTTATTCAGTTTATCCTTTTCTACTAAATACTTATTGAACTTTTCATAATCAACCGATTTACTATTTTGAAACGATAAATGGGTTTCTTTTTCTATGATGTTGTTTCGTTTCTTTTCCACTAATAATATTCGTTGGTTTGTTTTCGCTTTGCTTTCTCGTTTCCGTTGTGGTGCTGTGTATTGGAGTTTGTTTCCTTTGTCGTCCATCATATATACCAGACTGCGTTTTCCTGGGTCGCAACCAACAATATTACGAGGTTCAACTTCTTTGAGTTGTTCTATAGATAAATCTTCTATGTTATGAAAATCTTGTGCTGGTAAAGTAGGAACTCTTGAACCCCATTTCTTATCTTTCAAATCCTTACGAATAAACAACAAAGAACAACTAATCCCATCTGTTTGGAGTTGATGATGATACTGATAATGTTTGCTTTTGAATGTTTTATGCTGTAGGTTCAAAAGATTATTCCACACATCGTATTGATTTTCCTTGATTGCTTTGAATAATTCGCTTTTCATTTTTCCTTCCAAAGAAAAGAGATTAACGATACAGGCAGTATCCAAAATAATATGCTTGGGAATAATGTTATTACGAAGTGGTAAAGGTTGGAATAATTTATGTTCTTCCTTTTCTAATACAGTATTCATATACAACATACCTTTCAAATAATCAAATGGTTTCACTTTCACATCATAATGAACTGACTTCTTTATGTTTGTAGGAAGAATATTCGGTAAATGAGTAGTTTTCCAGTCATCAAACATAGCATCAGTTTCTTCATTACATTCTAATATGTCTTTCTTGAACTTGAAAAGGATTGCTTTATCTTCTGTTATATTCGTGGTTGTTTTATTGATAAACCGAAGGAAGTGTTGGATAAAATGTTCTTGTGTATTGTTAGATAAGGAAGTATGTAGTTGTGTTGCTAAATAGGGTAGCATAGTGGATTTGTTTTTTAATGGTGTCTTTTCATGATTGAGTAAGGGTTGATATTCATTATCATAAAACTCTTGTAGCGTGTCTAACATAGATGTATCATTTTCCTTTCTTCCACTATTCGTTTTTTCTCCTAATGTCTTTATACAATACAGAATGAACTTCTCATTTATTTCAGGTAAAGATTGATTGTTGTTATAACATTTCAATACATATAACCGGATAAACTGATAAGAGTGTATCATCAAATCATTCATTTCAAAAACCAAATTGGTAATGACTGGTTGAACTTCTTTATGGTTATGTAATATAGATTTGAGTGTGGTTTTGATAGTAGTATAAGCAGACTTATCGTTAGAACGAAACTCTTGGAATGTTCCCTTTTTCTTTTTTACCATTCTATATACTTACTAAATATTTTAATTTTATATAGTTTTCTTAATATATCTATATATTCCTAAATATTCTCGTTGTTTTGTTTTTCTTCCATTTCATTTTTTAGTTTTTCCTTTTTTTTTAAATATGCTGTTCTCGCCCACTGTTTTTTTTGTTCTGGTGTAGGTTTATAATTCTGTTTATATTTATTATTTCTTTCTTTTATAGTATCTTTATTATTTTCATAATATTCCTTTTTATATGAAGGTGCTGTATATTTTTTGAGATGCTCTTTGGTTGCTTGTAATTCATTTTTTAGTTTAGCGTTCTCTTCTAATATTTCTTTTATTTTTTCTTCATTATCCATTACGATACTATATATAATAAAAAATATTTATATCTTTTTATTATATTTTCAAATTAGTTTGTCTCATTTTTCTTTTTAGTCGGTGTAATCTAAAAATAATGTTTATTATATTTTATAACAATATAATATAATAAGATGGATAATATACCTTTTCAACCTTTAGACATATTAGAAAATAAACCTATACCTAAAAAAATGGAAGAAATCCGTATTGGTATTAAAAAGGAATTAAATGAAGAAGAAAAGAGAATTGAAGAAGAAAAATCCGAAAAACCTGAATTAGAAGAAGAAATATCTGAAGTTGGTCCACGTGTAAAAACCAAAATTGTGGACAAACGCAGAACCAGCAATATTGATAGAGATGAAATATTAAACCGTATACGTGGCCAATTATCAGTATCCGTATTAGACCCTTCTTTCAAACCAACACAACCCAAAGAACAACCTTCTATAAATAGACCGGTTAAAACCGATAAAAGAATTGTTATTCAAAAGAAATTAGAAGAACCTATTGTTGAAGAAGACCCGGATGGTGAACAAGAACCCGAAAAAGACGAAGAAGACATACCCGAAAAAGAGGAAGAAGACATACCCGAAAAAGACGAAGAAACAAAACCAGTTATTACAACTGTTCCTGATGTAGATTTAACAGCTGTTGCGATTAATGGTCAAAATGTTATTGAAAGACTTCCATCCGATAGGGAAAAAGTGATTGTAAAAGCACCCAGTTATTATATGAATAATCGTAAAATTTTCATTCAAAAATTAACAGAAATGTTCAAACCTTATCGCAAAAGTATGTTAGATGTTGATAATAATATATCTTGTGATCAACAAAGACAAAATACAGATTTTGATTTATTAACCCATCAAAAAATTGTCCGCGACTACTTGAATTTATATACACCTTATCGTGGTGTTTTGTTATATCACGGTTTAGGTTCGGGTAAAACTTGTTCATCTATTGCACTCGCTGAAGGGATGAAAAGTGATAAACCTGTATTTGTATTAACACCCGCTTCATTAAAAATGAATTTCTTTAGTGAAATGAAAAAATGCGGCGATGAATTGTACAAAAAGAACCAATTTTGGGAATTCGTTTCTACTGAAGGGAAACCCGAATATTTACCTATACTAGCAAAAGCTCTTTCCGTTCCTGCTGATTATGTTAAAAAACACAAGGGTGCTTGGTTAGTAAACATCAAAAAAGAACCAAATTTCACTGATTTAGATACCGAAGAGCAAAATCAAATTGATGAACAATTAAATCACATGATCCGCAGTAAATATACAGATATTAATTACAATGGTTTAAATGCGAATAAAATGGACAAATTAACCGAAAATTACAGCAAAAATCCATTTGATAATGCAGTCGTAGTAATTGATGAAGCACACAATTTCGTAAGTCGTATTGTGAATAAAATAAAAAGTAAAAAATCAATTGCTTACAATTTGTATGAATATTTAATGAGTGCTAATAATGCTCGTATTATTTTATTAACAGGAACACCTATTATCAATTACCCTAACGAAATTGGTATATTATATAATATTTTACGTGGTTACATTAAATCATGGACTATTCCAATCACCTGGGATAAAGCAGATAAATTAAATCTCAATACTATTCTTACAACTCTTGATAAAGGAAATTTAAAGACACATGATTATGTTAATTTCAGCGACAATAAACTTCAAATTACAAGAAATCCCTTTGGATTTATTAATGTGAAGAAACGTGGAGTAGCAAAAGGTACTCGTCGTAAAATAAAAGGTGGTAGAAATAAGACTGCGAAAAAATTATCATTTGAAAGTGAACCTATTAGCCAAGAAGAAAGTATTGAATATGCTTCCCGTATTGGACCCAATCAACAATTTGATTTACATAAAGGTGGTGATAGTGAAATGATAGATAAATATAATGGTGTGAAATTAGATAATGCAGGTAATATTAGCGATGACCAATTTATTCAAATGGTTGTGAAAATATTACAAAAAAATAATATGAAAATCAATGAAAAAAATATCACAGAAACCCAATTCAAATCATTGCCTGATGATAAAGATATCTTCTTACAATATTTTGTAAATATTGAAGATGGTATTACCAAAGATTTAAAATTATTCCAACGAAGAATATTGGGATTAACTTCTTACTTCAGAAGTGCACAAGAAGACTTATTACCATCCTATGTAGAAACAGAAACCGGAAAAACATATCATATTGTAAAATCAGAAATGTCTGACCATCAATTTGGAATTTATCAAAAAATTCGTCATCAAGAACGTGAAAAAGAGAAAAAAGCAAAAACCGCAAAAAGAATGGGCAAAGATGATGATTTATTTTCTATGGCTTCTTCATATCGTATTTTCTCAAGAGCATGTTGTAATTTCGCATTCCCTAATGATATTGACCGCCCTGAACCAAATTTAAAAGCAAATCAAGAAATAGATGAAAATACGTTGGATGTAATTCCAGAAAAAGAAGCTGCAGATTCGCCAATAGAAGATAATGAATTAGTTAAATATGAAACGCGCATTGAACGTGCTATGAATGAATTAAATAAAAATGATTCAAATGGAAACAAAGAATATTTAAACAAACGGGCTTTAATGACTTATAGTCCCAAATTTACTCAAATATTAGAAAACTTATTATCACCCGAAAATAAAGGATTACACTTATTATATAGTCATTTTAGAACCATTGAAGGCATCGGTGTTATTCGTCTTATTTTATTAGCAAATGGATTTTCAGAATTCAAAATTCAAAAAAATAATGATACATGGGAAATGGTCGAAGAAGATGATGATATAGAAAAACCGAAATTTGTTTTATATACAGGTACCGAAAGTATTGAAGAAAAAGAAATAATTAGAAATGTATACAATGGTAATTGGGATTATGTTCCTGCTTCCATTTCAAGCAAATTGATGCAAAGAGCAGAAAATAATAATATGGGCGAAGTTATCAAAATATTGATGATTACTTCTTCAGGTGCTGAAGGTATTAATTTAAAGAATACTCGTTTTGTTCATATTGTAGAACCTTATTGGCACATGGTACGTGTTGAGCAAGTGGTTGGACGTGCTCGTCGTATTTGTAGTCATCAAGACTTACCGCCAGATATGAGAAATGTAAAAGTATTTTTATATGTTTCAACATTATCTGATGCTCAAAGAACTGATAAAAATAATAATGAATTAATCAATCGGGATATTAGTCGTATTGATAAAAAGACAACAGTAACTACTGATGAAAATTTATATGAAATATCTAGTATAAAACAAAAAATCAATAACCAATTTTTACATGCAGTTAAAGAATCTGCTGTTGATTGTAATTTATATTCTGCAAGTGCTAATAAAAAAGGTGAACAACTGGTATGTTATGGTCACGGAAAGGTCGACACCAATGCTTTCTCTTCACATCCTTCGTTAGAAGTTGATGCGAATATTAAAGACGACTTAAATATAAAGAAAGTAACCTGGAAAACACAAAAAATAACATATAATAACAAAGATTATGTCTTAAATTTAAATACAAATGAAGTATACAATTTTGAAAGTTATCAAAATGCTGTTCAAACGGGTAATCAACCTATGGTGGAAGGCTATTTAGTGAACAATAAAATCGAATTTATGTAAATAATTATTATTACTATAAATATAATAATTATTTTAACCAAAACGTTTCACGACAGCTACTCCTACTAATTTATAATAATAAGAATCATCTTCATCTACTGCCTTAAAATCTTCATTGTTATTAAAAAGAATATCAACACATGGTTTGACGGTTTGACCTTGTTTATTTTTATACGAAGCAGTTGAATTTATTTTCATTATTTTACGATTTTCAACAGCATTACCGTTTAAAGTTGCTGGAACATTTCCTTCAGCGTCAACATAAATTGTAATGTTAACACCTGAATATTGACCAGTTTTTAATAAATTAGTTACCTCAGTATTAATTTGAGAATATGTCTGTGTATTCAATTGAGTAGTCATAATATATATATTACTAAAAGATATTTTTATAATAATTCCTAAATAATAAAGTTAAATTCATTGCCCTTCGATTAATATATTTTTATTAAATATTATATAAAAACAAATAGACACCATAATATATTAAAATATGAACGAAGCGAATAATGTATTAACTATTAAAACTGTTCAAATACAACCTATTCGTAACATGATTACTGCGATTAAAGATATATTAACTGATGCAACCATTACTTTTACTAAACAAGGTTTTAAAATAATTAATTTTGATAAAACACATACAATTTTAGTTAATGTATTTCTCCAATCTCATAAATTTGAACAATACACAATCGAACCTGAAAAAATCATTGTATGTGCTAATACTTTACACTTATTTAAAGTAATTTCTACCATGTCGAATGATGATATGTTATCTATGTATATTGATAAAGAAGACTATCATGAAGGGATTGTATCTCATTTAGGATTACAATATGATAATGGTGATATTAAACAATGTTACAGTCAAAAATTACGTCTCATTGACCCCGATATGGAAGAATTAATTGTACCTGATGTTGAATACGAAACAGTCATTAATTTACCTACTTCTGATTTCCAGAAAATTATTCGTGATTTAAATGGTATATCAGACCGGATTGAAATCAAATCTGTAGGTAATGACTTAATTTTTTCATGTGACGGTAATTTCGCTAGTTCGCGTATTTTCCGGTCGGAATCTGAAGGTAATATGAATTTTATTCAAAAGGCTGACCCTTCAGTTATTATTCAAGGTGAATTCTCACTTAAAAGTTTAAGTCACTTTATAAAATGCACTCCACTATGCAGCCATTTGGAAATGTATTTAGGGAATGATTTACCTTTAATTGTAAAATATGATGTTGCTTCACTTGGTGAAATTAAATTATGTCTTGCTTCTTTACCACCTTCTTAAATTAAAAAATATTTACTAATTATTATCTAAATCAAATAATAATTATTTTTTTATTGTTTACGTTTACCGAACCTGCCGTATCTTTTTTTTCAATATCTTTTATTTTCGCATAAATTATTTCTACATTTTTATCACTCTTTTTCTTTGAATTTTGTTTACATAATACAGCTCCTTGTGTAATAATTTGTTTCATCTGTTTTTTATCATATTTTCTTTTTTCATCTATACATGCTATTATATGTGTGGATGGAGCGTTATTTAAATGAAACCAAATATCATTCTTATTCGCATCATCTATTATATCAAAATTATCTTCAGCATTTTTACCAATACAATATTCAATATTTTCCTGCAATGCTTGAATAAATCTTTCTTCTATTTTCATTATTCTTATTATTCTTATTATTCTTATTATTTA